AAGCGTAACAAGTGGCAATGACTATACTATAAGTTTTTTTGTTAAGTATAATAATATTCAATATTTACAATTGACTGGAAGTACAGGTTTTGATTTAACTTATGTAAACTTTGATATATTGAATGGCGAAATAGTAAGAAATTTAGATAATGCTGATGCAAGAATAGAAGATTTTGGTAACGATTGGTTGCGTATTTCTTTGACATTACAAGCGACTTCAACCGCAATTGGTAGAATTATTTTGTGCAGCATTCCAACATCAACGTCCAGTCGTGCAGCCGGTTATATTGGTAATACTTCAAATTCTTTTTATTTATGGGGAGGTCAAATGGAACAAGGAAGCTACCCTACAAGCTATATAAAAACAGAAGCAAGTGCAGTAACAAGATTAAAAGATGATTTACAAGATTTAAACAATGTAGATTTAATAAATAGTGTTGAGGGTGTTTTTTATGCTGAAATAAGGGCTTTTAAAAGTGAAACAGTTTTTAAATTTATTACATTAAATGATGGTACAAGTTCAAATACTGTAAGAATTTATTTATACAACAGAATTTACGCACGACTTTTAGTCGGTGGTGTTGAGCAATGTATATTTAACACAACAGATTATGATGTTACAGAATTTAACAAAATAGCTTTTTTATATTCTCCTGACAATTTTAAACTTTTTGTAAATGGTGTTTTAATTGGTTCAGATACAAGCGGTAGCACTTTTGCTAATGAAACTTTGACTACTTTAAGTTTTGATAGAGGGGATAATGCTTTTAGATTTGATGGTGCAGTTAAAGATTTAAGGGTTTATAATACCACACTAACAGATAATGAATTAATAGAATTAACAAAATGATAAAAGTAGGCAAATATATTTTTGAAAGCGAGGCACAAGCTGAAACTAAAATAAAAGGTTTAGGGTTAGATACTGATGAGAATGGAAATGAATACCCAGCGCACAACCACGCTATAGTAAGACTAGGAAGAGAAGTAATAGAAGAGGGAGAAACTGATGCAGAGGGCAATGTAATTAAAGAAACTGTACTAAGTGAAAAATACTTAATAGATGTAGTATGGAACGGAATAGAAGAACACCCATACGGTTGGAAAAGCTATGCAGTAACACCAAGTGGAGAGCCACTTCACAACTTTTATGGTATTGATTATTTAGAAAATAAAATGTAATAAAATGGTAAAAGGGCTTAGATACTTAGCAGATAAAATAGAATCGTTACAATTTTGGTTAATTGCTAAATGGAATAACTTTTTAAAAGGGTTGATGTTATGAGTATAGGAGATTTAAGGTTAGCTTTTTTTAATGCCATAAGTTTAGGAGTTAGCTTTACGCACGTTGAAAATAGTTTGAAGATTATTCTTTTAATGGCTTCAATAGTTTATACGTTTCAAAAGATTTACGAAACGCACAAGAAAAAAAAGTCTAATGACAAAAAACTTTAAAATAAAAGAGTTTGAATGTAAGTGTGGATGTAAGATGCCTCTAGAGGTTTATGAGAATGTAATTAAACTAGCTGGAGAGTTACAGAAACTAAGAACTTACTTAGATAGACCTATAAGAATTAATAGTGCTTACAGGTGTGAGTCTCATAATGATAAGTCTGGAGGATCTAAAACCTCACAGCATCTACTAGGTAAAGCTAGTGATGTAGTAGTAGACAGTTTAAAACCAGCAGAAGTACATAGAATAGTAGAGGACTTAATAGGTATGGGAGAGATGCTACAGGGTGGTTTAGGTTTGTATGATACTTTTTTACATTATGATATAAGAAAGAGTAAAGCTCGTTGGGATGCCAGATAAAAAGACTTATAAAGAAAGAAATGGTACTACTAGAATAGGGGATGCTCTAAGATGGTTAGTAAAACAGGGGAAAGAAGTAGCTCCAGAGATACTAGATATAGCTGGTAATATAACTGGTATAGAACAATTAAAAGACCTAGCATCTAAAATAGAGGGAGATACTAAACTCTCTGAGACTGATAAGCAAATTCTACTAGAGGAGCTTAGGTATGATATGTTAGAGATGCAAGAGACTACTAAGAGATGGGTAGCTGATATGACTAGTGATAGCTGGTTAAGTAAAAACATAAGACCTCTAAGCCTAGCTTTTTTAACTCTTAGCCTCTTTGTATACATAATATTAGATAGTGCCTTAGATGGCTTTAAAATAGCTTCTGGGTGGATAGATTTACTATCTAGTTTATTGCTATTAGTTTATGGTGGCTATTTTGGTATGAGAAGTGCTGAAAAAATCACTAGGTACTGGAAAAAATAATTTCAAGTGGAAAACATATGATATACTATAGAGTATCTACTATATAGTATCTACTATAGAGTTAATATATATATAATTTTCTGTATAGTAATAGCTATATAGTATCTACTATAGAGTAGTATCTATATAGTACTATATAGTATAGAATATAGAATAACTTTTTTAATATCCTAATTTATTTTTAAAAACTTTAGATTTACTTTTGCGTTATGCCTAGAAAAATGACTAGAAAAAATATAGTAAAGAAACTAGATGCTGTATTTAGTGAGTATATAAGGAGAAAGTATGCTGATAAGAATGGTATAGTAAAGTGTTATACCTGTAATAAAAGAGCTTACTGGAAAGGAGAGGGAATGCAGAATGGACATTTCATAAGTAGATCATCTAGAATACTAAGATGGGATGAGGATAACTGTAGACCTCAGTGTTATGGCTGTAACTGTATGAGATATGGACAGCAGTATGTTTTTGCACAGAACTTAAATGAGGAGTTTGGATATGATAAAGCCAATGAATTACTACAAAAATCTAGAGAAACAATTAAACAAGCAGATTTTGAGCTACTAGACTTAATAAAATACTATCAAGATTTGGTAGAAAGGTTATTATAGCGTACATTTGTCTAGACTTATTTTTAAGTTTGTTATCATTGTTCAAGAGAGAGTGTCCTTAGGGATGCTCTTTTTTTTTGTTACTATTTTGTTAATTAAATATTTTTATGTAGCTTTGGTAAGAATTTAAATGATAACTATATGAATTTACTACACAGACTCAAGCCAGAGTACGTTAAAAGGCTAAACCAAAAATCAGATGACTACACAGAGTTAGTATCTAATACTCTTATAGCTTTAGAAAGTGAGCAGTATGTATCACAGCTAAAATACTATGTTATAGTAGACTTGCAGTTTTTACTAAATAATCCAACAAGTCCTTATAATTTTTTTAGAGATGACTCATAGTGAAGATATAAAGAGAGTATCTACTCCAGAGACAATAGACTTTTTGAATGCTAGGGTACAAGCTCTAGAAAAAAGAGTCAGACTACTAGAAGCTAAGCTAGAAGTAGAACAACAAAGAAACCTATATAATAACCTTTAATATTTTAATTTATGAAAAACGGTAGGATTAAGTACATTGATACTAATGGTCAGTGGAATGGTATGAACAAGTACCTAGTAACTTTTGCAGATGGAGAGGCTTACACTTTCTTTGCAAAGGGAGATTTTAAAGCATCTATTGGAGATGAGATTAAGTATACAGTCTCTAATCAGCAGATGAAAAATGCTAAACTAGTTAGGGATGACTACTCTAATAAAAGTTATAGTAATAACTCTAGTAGTAATACTAGTAGTAAGGATAGTATACAGACTTCAATTATTAAGCAAACTTGTATAAAAGCATCCTCAGAGCTTCACGCTTCAAGAGGTACAAGTGATGTGCAGTCTGTTATAGAAGATGCAGAGATAATGTTTAATTGGATAACTAAATAATTATGAAAGATATAGAATTTTTAAACTTCCTATTCCCTAGAAGCTCTAAGCTAGATTTTATAGTAACTAATGTTTCTTTTAATGCTAAAGAGATGGTAGAGTGGATAGAAAAAAACAAGGATAAAGCAGAAGCCAATAAAGGCTACTTACAGTTTGATGTATTAAGAGCTTCAAAAGATCCTAATAAGTTTTATGCTAGAGTATATGAGTCTCCTAAAAAAGAGCCTGTAACAACTAAAGAGCATATGCCAGATAGAGAAAGTGCTGATTTGCCCTTTTAATTTGTTTTGTTTAACTTGGCTACTCTTAACTGGGTAGCCTTTTTTTTGAATTATGATAATAAACTACAGTGAACAACTAGAGAAACTAAGACAGATTAGAAATGGTAGTGTTAAAGAGGGATTAAAATTAGATATTCCATCTATAGATGAGTATTTGAGATTCAAGCCTAAAGGTTTTAATGTAATACTAGGACAGGCTAATGTAGGTAAGACCTCAGCAGTACTATTTTTAATGCTATGCTATACACTAAAACATAAAAAGAGGTGGCTAATATTTTCTAGTGAAAATCAGCCTCACAGTATAATAAGAAAGCTAGTAGAGTATCTAGCTAAAAAACCTATCCACTTAGTAGAGGAGGAGCAGTTTATAAAATGTACTGAATTTATAGATGAGTACTTTAAGATTATAGACTCAGAGAAGCTATATACATATAGAGACTTAATAAACTTAGGAGTACAGTATAAAAATGCTTGGGATTATGATGGCTTTATGATTGATCCTTATAACTCTTTAGCTAAGGATGAGAAGTTAATGAAGAGTTTAGGTGGTCATTTCT